ATTCTTTGTTTACAACCAATTCTTGAGGGTAAAGGCATGTTCCTTAAGAAGATTGGTAAGTTTGTGCAACCATCACCTGGATTTAATATAATTGCTACTGCTAATACTAAGGGAAAAGGATCCGACGATGGTAGGTTCATTGGTACTAATGTATTAAATGAAGCATTCCTTGAGAGGTTCCCTGTAACCTTTGAGCAGGATTATCCTTCTCCAAATGTAGAGAAGAAAATATTAGCAAAGGTTGCTGCTACAGTAGATGTTACAGATATTGGTTTTATTAATCACCTTGTAGATTGGGGTGACATTATTCGCAAAACATTTTATGATGGAGGTATTGATGAGATTATTAGCACTCGTCGTCTTGTTCACATTCTACGTGCTTATTCCATTTTTGGCGATAAGATGAAAGCAATTCAAGTCTGTGTAAACAGGTTTGATGATGAAACTAAGGAAGCATTCTTACAACTTTATGACAAAGTAGATCCATCTGTTGTAATTGACAATCAGGAGGATTGATGCTATGGTTAATGCATGGAGTTTACTCCATTCCGAAATGAATGGAACTATGGATGAGGACTATCCGATTATGAGTAAAGATGATGAAGTGACTATTGTAGGAGGTGGTAGTACTGATGATACTATCACTTTTACAGGATCAGGTCTCGTGGGAGGAGCAGATACAGTATCATTAGATTGGGGGTATGGGGAAGATCATATTAGTTTTGGTACTGCGAGTGCTGATACTTTAAATATTGGAACTCCTGTTGCCGGAGCAGCAGGATCCGATACACTTGATTTTAGTGGTCTTGCTGGAACTGCTTACGATGATCCTAAGTATTATGCTTTTGGAGATGATCCTTATCCAACACTAGGGTCTGTTGATACTCTTAATTTAAAGTTGAATACAAAACCTCAACCAAATTTAAAGTATGGGGCACAAAAGTATGGTGAGGATAAAGGTATTGCAGACCTTAAAGATTATGTCTCTTCCACCTACCAGGGACATTATACAAATGATAACTCAGATGTTCAAACACTTGACCTTATCCATTCTGTAGGTGATGCTGAGTCCTTCTGTCGTTCTAATGCACTCAAGTATTTGAGTAGGTATGATAAGAAAGGACAAGCAAAACGTGATATACTAAAGGCAATGCATTACTGTCTTCTGTTATACTATTTCAGCGGCAACACAAACAATGAAACTCAGACCCGTGGTTATGAAACTTTCTGATAAAACTCTTTCAGTACTTAAGAACTTTTCGACTATTAATCAGTCAATTCTTTTTAAGCAAGGAAGAAATCTTCGCACTATTAGTGTAATGAAGAATATTCTTGCTGAGGCAACAATTGATGAAGATCTACCTAAAGATTTTGGTATCTATGATCTTGGTCAGTTCTTGAATGGCATGGGTCTTCATCAAAGTCCCGAACTTGATTTTGCTAATGATTCCTATGTGGTAATCAAGGAAGGTAAGATGCGTTCAAAGTATTTCTTTGCGGATCCTAATGTAATTATTACTCCTCCTGAAAAACCCATTACTCTTCCTAGCGAAGATGTTACTTTTGACTTGAGTACAGATCAATTAGATAAGTTACTTAAGGCAGCAGGTATCTATCAACTTCCTGATCTATCAGTAGTTGGTGAAGCAGGTGTGGTTAATCTTGTAGTGCGTGATAAGAAGAATGAAACATCAAATGTTTTCTCTATTACAGTGGGAGAGACGGATGCTACTTTCTCGTTTAACTTTAAGGTAGAGAACATTAAGATTCTTCCTGGCACCTATGATGTTGTTGTATCTCAGAAACTTCTATCTCGATTTACGAGTAAGAATCATGATCTTACTTACTATATTGCATTAGAACCTGATTCTACATTTGAATGAAAAAAATAGATCCTAGTGAGTATATGGTTGATGGGTGGGACAGTCAAGGTACACCCAATTATGTAAGAGGATCCCGTCACAATAAAATTGGTATGACCATTATGTGGACATATTATGTTTTAGTTATTATGATGGTTATTCGATTGATTGTGGTATTAAATCGATGAGAGATGAATTTCTATGGGTTGAAAAGTATCGACCCAAGACAATTGAAGACTGTATTCTTCCAGATAACATTAAGAAGACTTTTGTTGACTTCCTAGATAAAGGGGAAGTTCCCAATCTTCTTCTTTCTGGACCTGCTGGGTGTGGTAAGACGACGGTTGCGAAAGCTCTCTGTAGTCAATTAGGAGTAGATGTTTATGTCATTAATGGATCAGATGAGGGAAGGTTTCTTGATACAGTTCGGAATAGTGCCAAGAACTTTGCGTCTACAGTATCTCTCAGCAGCGAGTCGAAGCACAAGGTTATCATCATCGATGAAGCAGACAATACCACTCCCGATGTACAGCTCCTCCTTAGAGCGTCTATTGAGGAGTTCTCAAGAAACTGCAGATTTATATTTACCTGCAATTACAAAAACAAAATCATCGAACCCCTCCATTCCCGTTGTGCCGTCGTTGAATTTTCAGTAAATGCAAGACAAAAACCCCAACTCCAATCTGCCTTCTTCAACAGACTTAACGGGATCCTGGACACCGAGCGGGTTCAAAGTGATAAGAAAGTCCTTCTCGAACTCATCAATAAGCACTTCCCTGACTGGCGTAGGATTCTCAACGAATGCCAAAGATATTCTGTCGGGGGGAAAATTGACGCTGGAATACTCGCCCATTTCTCAGACGTTAAGGTAAATGATCTCATTAAAAACCTCAAAGAAAAGGACTTTAAGGAAGTACGTAAATGGTGTGTCAATAACTTGGACAACGATCCTGCTGTGTTATTACGTCGTATTTACGATTCTCTTTCAGATTCCTTGGTTCCTTCTACCATCCCTGCTGCTGTTCTTATTCTTGCTAAGTATCAGTACCAAATTGCCTTCGTCGCCGACCAAGAAATAAATCTACTTGCATGTTTAACTGAAATTATGGTGGAGTGTGAATTCAAATGACTTATCGTGTTTTAGCGAGTACTCAAACTCGTGACCCTTATCCAGTTTACAAGTTCTATAATGAACCAGAAGACTGGTCTTGTAATGGAACTGTAAATATCTCTTGCAAAGATGGTAAGGTTAATGTTACAATATTTGAAAAGGATTCTATTAATATCCATCGTTTAGAAGTCTGTGCTGACGGTCCTGTTGGTGCGAGACTTACTGAACAAACCTCACATCCTGAAAGACCATGAGTAAATTTATGACTAACAAAGAAAAAAAAGAAAAGAAAAGACATCAAGTTAAATCTCAATTCTATTATATTTTTTGGGGTACTGCTACAGTAGCTGTATGTGTTGGGCAGATTTTTGTTGGTAGTGGTTTTCGGAGAATGTCGGACAGTTTTGAGAAGGTATTAGATTCTCCTATACGATTAGATTTGGGTATTCCTGGAATACATAGATGGGAAGATGATGGTTTGTATCATCCTACAGATCCTCCTAGACGAGTAAGTCCTTCATACAAAAAAGACTTTGAAGGAAGAGTATATTGATGACTGAAGAAGAATTAGAAAAGGAATGTCATATTGATGATGACTGTAATGTAGTTGCTCATTATTATAGAGCAAAGATGATGCATCCTAATATTCCTTTTTTTCTTCAAGATGAAAGAGGCCAAACTTTGGAGTTTGGATGGAGTTTAATATATGAATATATTTCTAATATATCCCATTATCCTGATTGGTAATGAAAGACCCTCGTAAAGCATTGAAGACCCCTTTAAGATATCCTGGAGGTAAGTCTAGGGCGTGTGTTAAGATGGATCGGTATTTTCCCGATCTTCGTGACTATACTGAGTTTCGTGAACCTTTCCTTGGTGGGGGAAGTGTAGCACTTCATATAACAAAGAAGTATCCCCACTTAAAGATTACTGTTAATGATTTGTATGAACCTTTGGTTAATTTTTGGGTCCAATTGCAAACATTTGGGGATGAATTAACACAGATATTAAGGGATTATAAGTCCAATCATCCAGATCCTCCTTCTGCCAAAGAACTTTTTCTCGAATCTAAGAAAGCAATTAATGATGGGAGTGTAGATAGTATTGAACGTGCTGCCGCATTTTATATTGTTAATAAGTGTTCTTTTAGTGGATTAACAGAGAGTTCATCTTTTTCTAAACAAGCATCAATATCTAATTTCTCTATGAGGGGAATAGAAAAGTTGCCTGGTTATTCCGAGTTAATTTCGCATTGGCATATAAATGGTTATTCATATGAACACTTAATGACGAATGATATTCATGATGGTATTTTTATGTACTTAGATCCTCCTTATGATATTAAGGATAACCTTTATGGAAAGAGTGGTTCTATGCATAAAGGATTTGATCATGATAAGTTTGCTGCTGATTGTGACAAACATGACATTTCTATGCTTATCAGTTATAATTCAGATCAGTTAGTAAAGGATAGATTTAAAGACTGGCATAATCGGTGGAATGTTGCTGAGTTTGATTTAACTTATACGATGCGTTCCGTTGGTGAATATATGAGAGAACAAAAAACACGAAAGGAACTTTTGCTATTTAATTATGAAAAGACTGTGGAGAATCTGGAAGTATAGTTTAGGAAGTTTTGCTGATGTTAAAACTAAACGATATGATAATACTATTGTTCTCGTTAGGAGTTTTATATTGCTCACCTATTTGGTCACCAATTGCTTTATTGTGGCGGGAGTTATAAGACATTGGAATTAAAAGATTGGTTAAACTCTATTAACTTTACAAAGGAGGATCTCACAAAGCAGACGAAAGATTATCCTCCTTATATTGTTAATCGTTGTTTGAGTGGGCATTTAGATTGTATTATGTTTGCAAATGAGATGAATAGGTATCCTAACCTAGACAAGGATATGCAATATACTTTCTATCTAAATACTCTTAGGAAAAAGAAGAGATTTTCGCCCTGGCTCCGTAAGGAAAAAGTCACGGATCTCCAAAGTGTTAAACAATACTATGGTTATAGTAATGAGAAAGCGTCTCAAGCACTGAAAATTTTATCAAAACAACAACTGGAATTTATTAAACAACGACTTGAAACTGGAGGATCCAAATGACTACCACGGCAGAACCGGAAGTAAAATGGTCGCAAGATCAGATGGTGGAGGTGCTCTTAAATGAACCTGATGATTTTTTAAAGGTTAGGGAAACTCTTACTAGAATTGGTGTAGCATCTCGCAAGGAAAAGAAGTTATATCAGTCTTGCCATATTCTGCATAAGCAGGGTAGATATTTTATTGTGCATTTTAAGGAGCTGTTTGCTCTGGATGGTAAACATGCTAATCTTACAATTAATGACGTTCAGCGACGTAATCGCATTGCTCGCCTTCTTGCTGATTGGGGTCTTATTTCGGTCGTAAAGGCAGAAGCAGTTGGTGATATCGCACCTCTAAATCAAATTAAAGTTCTTTCTTATAAAGATAAGGGAGATTGGATTTTAGAGCAGAAGTATAATATTGGTAAGAAAGTGAAGCCCCAAGAGGACGGGTAACCCTACTGCTCTTTTTTGAAGTTTGTGTTATAAATAGGTATGGATGCCTTCGGGGTCCACACAACACAAACTCGCTTTTAAAGGAGCTACTATCATGGGCACATTAGCCAGGTATCATGCAGCCAATCTTCCTGAATTACTAGAGAAGATTAATAGGAACAGTATCGGATTAGATGATTATCTCAATAGATTTTGGGATAATGATATAACAACCAATTATCCACCATACAACTTAGTACAGATTAATAATGTCTTATCGAAACTCGAAATCGCCCTTGCGGGATTTAAGAAAGATGAAGTACAAGTCTATACGGAGTTTGGAAAACTATCTGTACAAGGCAAAAAAGAAGAATCAAAGGATGATGGAGAATTTGTCCACAAAGGATTGGCCCAACGTTCCTTTACCAGACAATGGACGCTCGCCGACGATACAGAGGTTCGATCGGTCAGCTTTAACGACGGACTCCTTGTGGTTGAACTGGGAAAGATAGTTCCAGATCATCACGCTCGTAAAGATTATAAACTCTAAGGAGAGATGGCACGGGGTCCTCCTGGTGTCTGAAATGCATTTCAAAGGGAAGGGGATCTTTACGGTCCTCTTTTTTATGCTATAATATATAAGTCAAGGTCGCTACCTGGACTGCTCTGGATTAATCTTTTGAGGTTTCTATACCAGGGGCGAAGAAACCTCATTTCAATATGTTAATGGTAGAATGAAACTGAATGCCTCAAAACTCTTAACTGGGTTGCAGTTTAAACAGTCCTTACGATATGGAGAGAACCCTCATCAGAACGCCACTTGGTGTATTTTTCCTGATGAGGGTTTATCTTGTGCTAATCAATTACAAGGTAAAGAATTAAGTTATAATAATCTTATAGATTTAGAAGCAGCAATAACTACAGTTCAAGAATTTAAAGATGATGCAGCTGCAGTTGTCATCAAGCATACTAATCCTTGTGGAGTTGCGATAGGAGCAAATATTTACGATGCTTTAATGAGAGCATTAGATGCTGATAGGGTAAGTTCATTTGGTGGAATCATAGCACTTAATCAAACAGTAGATGTTTTATGTGCTCAGGAACTTAGTAATGCTTTTTATGAATGTATAGTAGCACCTGCATTTGATGATGAAGCAAAGGAGATTTTATCTACTAAGAAGAACTTAAGATTGCTTGAGTTAGATATTGCCAATATGAAGGTTAATCCTTATAATGTTAGGAGTATCTTAGGAGGAGTTGTAGTACAAGAGAAAGATAGTAAACCAATTGATATTGAAGAATGGAATGTATGTACTGAAAGACAACCTACTCAGAAAGAGTTTATAGATCTTATTTTTGCTTGGAAGGTAGTAAGACACGTTCGTTCTAATGCTATATTAGTTGCTCGTGATGGCAGGACTCTTGGGGTAGGTGCAGGGCAAATGAATCGTGTTGGTTCTGCTAATATTGCATTACAATCTGCTGACCCTGCTGCTGGTGCTGTGCTAGCTAGTGATGGGTTCTTTCCTTTTGGGGACACGGTAAAATTAGCATATGATTTTGGTATTAAAGCAGTCATTCAACCAGGTGGAAGTATTAAGGATAAAGAGTCTATTGATGTTTGTAATGAACTGGAGATGACTATGGTATTAACAGGAACAAGACACTTTTTACATTAAGTATGATTGAGATATATGATGATATTGTTCCTCCTAATATGCTACGGATGTTAGAGAAGGCACTTATATTGGAACATCCATGGTATTTTTCTTGGGATGAAAAGGGATTAAAATCACAAGATGTATTAGGTGCGTATCCCAGACTTACATTGGGTACTATTCGTAATATAGAAGAGTTTAATCCTGGTGATAATATGTTATTAAAGTTGTTGGGAAACAAATTTAATACTTCTAATATTAAAAGGGTATTTTGTAATTGTTTTCGTAAAGGAGATGATGCTGAGTGGCACACTGATCCTGCAGGAACAAGTTATATGTTCTATTTAAATACGCGATGGAAGAGGCATTGGGGAGCTCCTACTGCATTTGAGGGGAGGAAGGTGTATCCTAAACCAGGGAGACTGGTTAGATTTTCTGCTAATATAAAGCATAGAGGGACTGCTCCATCTATTTTTATGCCAGGTTATATTCCTGGTAGGTTAAGTATGGTATTTCAGGAGGGATTATGAGTTACGCATTATTGAGTGTATCAAACAAGGAAGGTATTACTGATTTAGCACGGGCTTTGGTGGCATATGGATACACCCTTATTTCTAGTGGTGGAACTCATAAGGTTATTGCTCAATCAGATATTCCTGTGACCAAGGTATCTGAGTATACAGGTTCTCCAGAGATTTTAGGTGGTAGAGTAAAGACTTTACATCCTAAAATACATGGAGGCATTCTTTCAAAGCGGGGTGATCCTAATCATGATATAGATCTTAAGGCAAACAATATCGGTCTTATTGATATTGTTGCAGTTAATCTATACCCCTTTAAAGAAACTGTTGCTAAACCAGATGTAACTTGGAATCAGGCAATAGAGAATATTGATATTGGTGGTCCTACTATGGTAAGGTCTGCTGCAAAAAATCATGCTCATGTTTCAATATTAACTAATCCTCATCAATATGATGAGTTTATATATGCCTTGGATAGTGGTAAGGTATGTGAATTGCGTCGTAAGTTGGCACGGGAAGCATTCAAACATACTGCTGAATATGATACTGCTATCAGTACTTGGATGGGTAATCAATGAAGTATTCGGTAGATATAGAAGCAGGAAATGCTTTTGTTGAAAGACTAAAAGAAAAAGCACCTAGTATTGGTGGGTTTGGTGGTGCATTTAAAATCCCTGCTGGGTATGAGAAACCTGTATTAGTTTCTGGTACTGATGGTGTGGGTACTAAGATAAACATAGCAAGAATTTTTATGGACTATACCACTATTGGTATTGACCTCGTTGCTATGTGTGTTAATGATGTGATATGTACAGGAGCCAAACCTTTATATTTTCTAGATTATATTTCTACCAAGAAGTTGGATGATAATGTAGATCAGATAATGGAAGGTATTATAAAAGGATGTGAGATAGCAGGAGTGGAACTTATTGGTGGTGAGACTGCTGAACATTATAGGCAGAATGAATATGATCTTGCTGGATTCTGTACTGGTATTGTAGAGGAGAATGAGGTAATAGATGGGAGAATCATTAAACCTGGTGATATAATTATTGGGATAGAAAGTAGTGGATTGCATAGTAATGGATATAGTTTGATTAATGATATGCTATGGAGGCATAAGATTTATTATAAGGAGACACCTGAGTTACTTACACCAACTACAATCTATGCTCCTGTAGTAAGGGAATTATTGGAGCATATACCTGTTTTGGGTATGGCACATATTACAGGCGGAGGCATCCCTGAGAACCTTCCACGATGTCTTCCTAAAGGGGTTAGGGCACAGGTTGATTATAACTCTTGGCGCCTGCCTGATATCTTTAATAAGGTGATGCTTGCTGGTGAGATTCCAGAAGAAGAAATGAAGATGGTATTTAATCTTGGTATTGGATATTGTGTGGTAGTTCCTCCTGAGGTGGAGGATGAAGTTAAGATGATTATTACTCCGTATCATGAGTGCTGGACAATTGGCGAAGTTGTGGTAGAATAGTAAGAGGTAATTAAAAAATATGACCATTAAGTTATTGCTCTTAAAATCTGGTGAAGACATTATTGCTGATGTGGCAGAGATGACAATGGGGGAACCAGATGATCCTAATAATCCTCGTAGAATTATTGGGTATTACCTAAATAAGCCTTGTGTTATTAAGATGAGGGACCCAAGAGAACTTCAACAAGAAGGTAGAGAACATAAATCTGGATATTCAGTTTCTCTGTTTCCTTGGATGCCTCTTGCTAAAGATGAGAGGATCCCTATCCCTGCCGATTGGATGATCACAATGGTTGAACCGGTAACCAAACTCGAAGAAATGTATTTAGAGGATGTTGTAAACTATGGACAAGACAATAAAGATACTAGCACTGACGAATCAACAGACTCTGATTAGTGAGTTAGTAGAGGTTGCTGCTATTGATATAGGAGCACCGGATTGTAAACTAATCAATCCATTTACCATTAAAGAAGATGGTACTTTAGTGCCCTATTTACTAAGTGTCACAAGGGATGATACTTTTATGATGAGTTCTGATAAAATACTTACATTGTGTGAGCCCACTCCCACACTTCTTGAAAAATACCTGGACCTTCTTAACGAATGAAATTCTACACCAACGTTCAACTTATCGGGAATCAATTCCTGGTGAGGGGTGTTGATAATGGAAAAAGATATGAGCACAGAGATGAATTCTTTCCAACCTTATTTGTTAAGTCTAAGAAGAAGTCTAAATATAAGACGTTAAACGGAGAATCAGTTGAAACTATTAATCCGGGAACGGTTAGGGATTGTAGGGAGTTTTATAAAAGATACGAGGATGTGGAAGGATTCGAGATATATGGTCACGACCGTTATATCTACCAGTATATTTCAGAGAAATATCCTGAGGATGAAATCAAGTTTGACATCAGCAAAATTAAACTTGTTACTCTTGATATTGAAGTTGCGTCTGAGCAAGGGTTCCCTGATGTTGAATCGTGCGAGGAAGAGATCCTTGCTATTAGTATTCAGGACTATACAACGAAGCAGATCATCACTTGGGGAGTTAAGCCGTTTCAGAATAATAGGAGGGATGTAACATACCATCATTGTCCGAGTGAGTATGACCTTTTAAATCATTTCATTAGTCATTGGATGCAGGATGTTCCAGATGTAATTACTGGGTGGAACATTCAACTATATGATATACCTTATATTTGTAAGCGTCTGAGGAGGGTGCTTGGTGAGAAATTAATGAAGCGTATGTCACCCTGGGGACTCTGTAGTGAGGGTGAAATACATCTTATGGGACGTAGGCACACTACCTTTGATGTGGGTGGTGTATGTCAGTTAGACTATCTAGATCTTTATAAGAAGTTTACTTATAAGGCACAAGAATCTTATCGGTTGGATTATATTGCGGAAGTAGAATTAGGGCAGAAGAAATTAGATCACAGTGAGTTTGATACTTTTAAGGATTTCTATCATAAAGGTTGGCAGAAGTTTATTGAGTATAACATTGTTGACGTAGAATTGGTTGATCGTCTTGAGGACAAGATGAAACTGATTGAACTTGCACTTACCATGGCATATGATGCTAAGGTAAATTACAATGATGTTTTCTATCAAGTCCGGATGTGGGATAATATAATATATAATTATTTGAAGAAAAGGGATATTGTTATCCCTCCTAAAAATAAATCACAAAAGAACGAAAAGTACGCAGGGGCTTATGTTAAGGAACCGAAACCGGGACGCTATGATTGGGTTGTTAGCTTCGATCTTAATAGTTTGTACCCTCATCTTATCATGCAGTATAATATCTCCCCGGAAACACTCAGGGAGGCTAGATGTCCCGGCGCAAGCGTTGAGGGGTTTCTAAAGCAAGAGACAAAGATTGGGAGTGAATATGCTACTTGCGCTAATGGAGCGCAATATAGGAAGGACGTGCGTGGATTCTTACCGGAGTTGATGGATAAGATGTATGGGGACCGTGTGGTCTTCAAGAAAAGAATGATTCAAGCAAAGAAGGACTATGAGAAGACACCCACTAAGGCACTGGAAAAGGAAATTGCAAGATGCAACAACATCCAAATGGCGAAGAAGATATCTCTTAATAGTGCTTATGGTGCTGTCGGCAATCAGTACTTCCGCTATTATAAGTTAGCAAATGCTGAGGCAATTACTATGTCTGGGCAAGTATCTATTCGGTGGATTGAGAATAGAATGAATATTCATATTAATAAAATTTTAAAAACTGAGGATGTTGATTATGTTATTGCTTCTGATACCGATTCCATTTATCTTAATTTGGGTCCTTTGGTTGAACGTGTATACGAGGGGAGAGAGAAAACTAATGAGGGCGTTGTGCGGTTCCTTAACAAGGTGTGTGAAGATGAATTTGAACCTTTTATTGAAAGTTGTTACCAAGAACTGGCCCGGTATGTCAACGCCTATGACCAAAAAATGATAATGGCACGGGAGAACATTGCCGATCGTGGTATATGGACTGCTAAAAAACGTTATATTTTAAATGTGTGGGATAGTGAAGGTGTCAGGTATGAAGAACCAAAATTAAAGATGATGGGTATTGAGGCAGTTAAATCCTCTACACCTGCTCCTTGTAGAACTATGATTAAGGATGCACTTAAAATTATTATGAGTGGAACCGAGGATGATGTAATTGATTTTATTGATCAGTCTCGTAAGAAGTTTAAATCACTTCCTCCTGAAGAGATATCATTTCCACGTTCTGCATCTGATGTTGTTAAGTATTCAGCACCGTCTACAATATATGCAAAAGGAACTCCTATACATATACGTGGTGCTTTATTGTATAACCATTATGTTAAACAACATAAGTTAGATAATAAGTACTCTCTCATTCAGAATGGTGAGAAGATCAAGTTTTGTTACCTGAAGAAACCTAATATTATTCATGAGAATATTATTTCTTTCATTCAGGATTTTCCGCATGAGATTGGTCTTGACAAGTATATAGATTACGACTTACAATTTGAGAAGTCCTTTGTAGAACCACTCAAAGCTATATTAGATGCGATTGGTTGGAATGTAGAGAAAACTGTAAACTTAGAACTCTTTTTTTCCTGAAATGGATTTACCTATCAACGACCGAGATTTAGATACAATAGTTAAAGCACTTGCCTTAGGTGGTGATGCTAGATTATATCATCTATTAAAGGAGGTTAAGGAGGTAAGACAGAATGATCCAAATGGACCTTATAAAAAAACTCTTCGTGAAAATGGTATGGTTATATGAAGTATCTAGAGGAGAAAATAAAGACGGCACAAGAACGTCAAAAAGAACTTCAACTTTTAATAGAATCTTGGAAACAACAACTTGAGAATAAATCGTAATGTTTTTTAAAAAAGTGAGTTTGGTTACTGGTGGGTTTGACCCAATCCACAGTGGACATATATCATACTTTGAGAGGGCAAAGGATCTCTCCAACTATCTTGTAGTAGGAATCAATACTAACGAGTGGTTGACCCGCAAGAAGGGACAATATTTTCTACCATGGATAGAACGTGCGGAGATTATCCGTCATCTTGATATGGTAGATGCTGTCATTTCTTGGGATGATG